TGTAACTAAACCTAGTGACATTACTATATTTAGTTTCCCTCAAAAAGGAACTGAGTCTGGTGTTACTCGTAATGAAACAAATGCAATTGATCAATTAAAACTTTATAGTGTATATCAAAAGTATTGGACAGAACATAATCCGTCTATTACAGTATACTATCAAGACAATGAATTCTTGACTATTGGTGACTGGATTTATAACAACTTCAGTGATGTCTCAGGTGTGTCGCTTCTGCCGCATTCCGATCACGTTTATAAACAAGCACCATATCAAGAGATTACAAAGGAAGCGTATGATACCTTTGTAGCAAGTTTCCCGTCTATTGATTGGGGTAACTTAAAAGAGGAAGAAGATACAACCACAGGCACTCAAGAGCTTAGCTGTACTGCGGGTGCTTGTGAGATTGTAGGAGTACAATAATGCACTTTTCCTATCACTTAATTAGTGGATGTACCTTTGGTATGGAACTAGTAAATGGAAAAGATGCAGACCCAGAAAGCGAGGACTTGTTTGTTGTAATAGACTTGTTCTTAGTTAGAGTAGTGTTTAATATTTAAAGGAGAAAGTATGAAATACGATGGCGTACAAATCAATAAAGTAAGTAATGGTTTTATTGTTAATGCAACAAAGCTTGATGTCTTGACTAAACAACAAGATAATCAGATTGTAATCTTCAAAGAATTTAATGAAGTAATTGAATTCCTTAAAGGTTAAATAATAAAGGGGCCCTTAAAGCCCCTTTTTTTTTACCTATTTATTCATTACGTACATTGTAACTTCAAAGCCAAAACGCATTTCTGTAGCAGCTGGTTTAGTCCACATGGTAATCTCCTATAAATGCAGTATATAAACTTATACTGTACATATATTATACTACAACTAAAGATTTATATCTTCAGTAAAACCATGAATCTATACTAAGTAGCTGGTGTCTGAGCCGTTAATATACCATTAGTAAATGTCATACTACCATTTGTTCCTAAAGAGGTTAACTTAGCTGTTGTAATAGTAGCAGTAATTCCTGATGCTAGAGCATTATATTTACTAACATCTAAATGATAATACTCAGTAGCCCCTATATTACCACCTTGTAATCCTTGTAAAGTATTATGAGCTCTTACAGCAATACTTGTAATATTTGATGATGTAAAATTAAGATCAGTATAATAAAGCTGACCTTCAGCCCCTCCTAAACTTTCCCATAGTTTAAAAAACCACTCTCTCCATTCATGAGTATCACTTACAGGTTGGTTAGGTATTGGTGGTACTTTTTGTTGAGCCATTATTGTTGTTCCAATTTCTTCATTCTATTTTCAATCTTAGTTTCTTTACGTTTAAGTTTACGCTCACCAATAACTTCAGCACTTGAATGTGCCTTATCAGTTTGACCATAGATAGGTGTACCAATAAAGCTAAAGAATGCACGTTTAGCACCTTCTCCTGGAGGAGCACTAGCAGCAGCACTAATTTGGAATGGTAAAGCAGCTTTTAATGAATGAGTAGCTCTACCAATAGCAGTGTTATCTTTAACCATAGGAGCCTTAGGACTTGGGTAAGCCTTGCCTGTTGTCATAGTAATAAGACCTTTAGGTAAGAACCCTAACTTATTACCTAATGTCTTTTCAGGATCACGTAACCACTCAGCAGCTTCCATAGAGTGTTTAGCCATTTGCATAGAGGTACCATCACCTAACTCTACACGAGTAGGATCTTTGTTAGTCCAGATAGGTCTACCTGTAAAGGCATAGTTAGCACCATTTAATATAGTTAACCATAGAGCAGCTGTAGATAGTACATATCTACGTGCTAAGTCATTACCAGTCTTAGGATCAAAAACACCTTTAAATCCTTCTCTTAATTGCCAGTTCTGAGGTTTCATTAATTCTTTAGGTAATGCCCTTGTAAAAGATCTTAATGTAGATACAGTCCAGTCAGGAGCAAATAATACAATCTGTGCCCAGTCTCTGTTCTCAAGCTTCATTGCTTTTTGAGCAAGACCTTTAAGAAACTTATTCTCTACTTGACTAGCTACTTGTAACCAATTTAAACCACCAAGAGTATTATTAACAAAACTTGCTACTTCAGCTGCAATCTTATCATCTGCAATCTCTGGGTGTTTAGCTTTAATCTGAGTAAAAAAGTGTTGAGCTAAATGTAATTTATTAGCAGCATGCATGTAATCCCATGTAAATCTATTCATGTGATTAATAAAGTGTTGTTCTAATGGATCAGTAATTCTTCTAGCAAGTTTAACATCACTGCCTACAACATACTCACCAGCTAGTCTATCTATAGATCCAGCAAGGTCACCAAAAGCTGTGCGTTGAACGTCCTCTGTAGCTACTTTTAACCCAGCTCTAATTAATAGTTTACCTTGAGGGCCCACACCATTATGTTCAAGGTCTCTTAAAGCTTGACGTATGCCAGCACCACCAGTAAATATTTCTTTAATCATTCTACCTGGAGCGGCTGTAGTACTAGCAACACCTAATGATGTAGCATGGAATAAAGAACCAACTGTATTTAAAAACTTAGCAAGCATAGATACAGATTTAAATGCTTCAAGCATTAGTCCTGGATCATCTTGTCTAAATGCAAAACCTAATACGTCTTTAAAGTCAGGGTGTACTAAAACGTCACCTAATACATCAGCACCTTTACCAGTAAACTTAACATAGTTATTTCTAAATCCTAATTCAAGGTCTCTAGTTACAATAGGAAGTTCACCTACTGCATTACTAAAAGGTGATCCATCTATTTTAGTTTTAAGTAAGTAGTTAGCAAGACGTTTTTCTACAATAGCTCTGCCCATAGAGTTAGTATAGATCTCCATAATCTTACCAATATCTCGTTGTACTTTAATACCACGAGTATTTAAACCAAGAGTATCTCCAGCAGTTCTTAAAGCATTCTCAAGGTCTCTAATATATCTAAACTGACGAGCCTGTGAAAAGTCTCTAACAAATCTAGACTCACTGGTATTAGCAAATAAGTAATCAGAAATAGCTCTTTGTTGATCCCTGTTTAATACAGAGTCAGTAAAATCTAATGCATGAGTTACATAGTCTCTACGTAATTGTGGGAATAAACCCTCTCGTCTAGCTTGTAAACCCATACGTCTAAGTTTATTAACAACTCTATCTACAATTGCAAATGAAGGTTCGTCAGAAGGACGAGCTCTTAATGCATCATGAGCATCAGTAACCTTTTGAATATTGTTTCTAATAAACGCAATCTGTTCCTCAGGAGTTCCTCTAGTTGGAAATCCTTCTTTATTAGATAGTCTAATATATTCATCATTACGTAACACATTAGGATCTCTTTGTTCTAATCCTCTAACAATATTTTGTTGTTTAGCAATACTTCTTTGCATCTTAATAAGTTCTTGTGCTTTTTCTATGTCAGTATAAAGCTTGTCATAGGATCTCTCACCTTCAATATGCATAGTAACTTGATTACGATTACGCACATCAGGTAAGGCTTCTTCAATCTGAGATTTAATTTGTTTAGCTTCCATCTTAACAAGTTCTATTTCTTGTTCAGATTTAATAACAGCATCAGTAGGGGTAGTATTAGACTCTCCTGGTCTAAACACTCTACCATTACGGGCTATTTCAGCAGCTTGATTTAATTCTGTTTGGAATAGATCTGCTTGTGCTGGTTGACCTTGTTCTTGAGTTCTAATAGTTTGATCTACACCAGGTTGTGTTGTGTCTCTTCCAGGCATAGCTTCGCCTATCCTTGCCTCATAAGACATGGAACCAGGAACTCTAGATATAAGATTAGATGCTAGTTTATCAGCATGTCGAGTGACTGCTGTAGGTTTAGCAGAAACAGCACCAAAGGCGGTAGCTTCTGCAATACGTTGAGGATTAAGTTCTTCCCCTGACATTAGTTGTGATCCAGTTTCTATACCACCAGATACACCACCTAATACTGTTCTTTGAGCAGCAGATGATATAACTTTTCCATTAGGAAGAGTCATTGAAGTTAGTGCACCAGGTCTAAATAATACAACGTTACCACCTAATTCACCAGCATAAGATGACTCAGGGTTAGCTGCTATCTCTGCTTTACGAGTAGCTTCATCATAACCAATAGCTTTCTTAGCTGACTCAGGAATGTATTTAGTATAAGCAGATTCTGCAAGTTTCTCACCACCTAAGTAACCACCAATACCACCTATTAAACCTAATACAGGTGATGCAATAGGAGCATAAGGACCAGCTAAAGCACCAAGCTCAAAGCCTCCCTGTGCACCAAGAGCCATAGCAGGAGAAGCAGCAATTGCTTTACTTGCACTACCTACAAAACTCTTTGTAAACGATTTAGTAGGACTTATTTCCTCTTGAGTTTGTTTATTAACATACTTAAGGTAAGGACTATCTTCTTGTGTTTTGTTAACATATTTAAGATAAGGGCTAGTAGTATCAGCAGAGTCAGGCCGATCCAACACCTGTTGAGGTTGTACTATATTATCTATAGAAGCAGCTTTGTAATTAGCTTGCTTAACAGGTCTTATATTTTCCTCAACCCACTCAGTGGATTTTTTAGGTTGTGAGTATGTACTCGTTGGTAGACTTGCCCAGGTAGATCCTAACTTTGAATGGGCAGCATCAAAGTCTCCTTTAATAACATCTCCTTCAGCATCTTTAGCTTTAAGAATTGCTTTTGCAATGGCATCTTGCGAAGTAGGAGAAAAATCAGTTATGCCTAGTTTAGGAGCATACTGATCATAAGTTGTTTTAGTAATTTGATACTTACCAGCAGCCGTGCTTGGACCTTCCTTAGTAGTAACTCCTACTATATTAGGATGTTTAGAGTAATCAGTAAACTTTTTACCACCTACAATAGTATCATAGTCAGCACCTTCAGCTTTACCTAAGCCATTTAAATAGCTTTGAATATTAGCATCAGCTTGATCTGGTGGTATGTCAGAAGTTCCAACATACTTTAAGTATGGACTTGACTCAGCCATTCGTACTCCTATTATTGTTTAACTACTAAGAACTTTGTAAAGCTTCTAACTGTTTAGTTAAATCATCAAGTTGTTTTTGTTTAGCTTTTGTAGCTTCAGTACCAGTAAAGAACTCTTTAACAGCTCTTCCTCTTTCTTTAGCAATATCTAAAGCTTCTTGAGTATTTTGTTTTCTACGTTCTTTAGGATTTAAATCACGTTTAATTTCATTTATTTTAGATTGAATTCCTTTAATCTGTTCCTCTTTAGTAGCAGGTACAGCAGCCTCTTCTGTAGCAGTAGTAGTACTACCATCTTTAGTTACAACTTGAATTGTACCAGCAGAATTATCTACATTTAAAGAAAGCCCAGGATGTAATTCCTCAAATGCTTTTGTAATTGCAGGAATTTGAGTTGGGTTATTATTAATATCTTTAGTTACTTGATCAACTACTTGTGGAGTAATCTTAGCAACAGAAGCATTAATTGTATTTTCTTTTTCAATAGCCTTTGCTTCACCCTTAGGTAAGTTAGGTTTAATAGCATTTACACGAGCTTGAGCTGAGTCACGAGATCCTTCTAAAGCTTTAATTTCTTGACCTAAAAGAACAGCTTCTCTTTGTCTTTCAGGACCCTCTAATACCATACCAAACTCATCAGTAATATAATCACCTTTTCTAAGCTTATCAATTTTATCTTGTTTCTCTTTAATTTTAAGTGATAGTCCTTCAACTGTTTTATTTTCCATACTAAAGTTAGCTTTAAGTTCATCTAAACTATATTTTTTAGTTGCAAGATCTCGATTAAAAACAAGGTTTCTTTCCCTTGCAACATCATTGTCTTTTAATCTTTGTTGAGTTTCTTTAAATCTATCATTTACATTTTTTTCTTTTTGAGCTGCTAAATCCGATTTAAATCTGTCTTTAGTTGTTGTAGCATTGTCTACAATCATCTGAGCCATTTTAATACGATCATCCCCTTGAAGACCTGCATATTTATCCATATCAGGTAAACCTAATGTATGTGCTTTCATAATAGCTTGACCCCAAGCTACATCAGGATTCATACCACCCTCTACAGCTTTAAGAAAAGAGCTAGCTAGACTTGCTTGAAGATCTAAACCTTTGCTTGCAACCTCATAATAACTTTTAGTAGAATCATGTACATCTTTTTCAGCAGCTAACTTTTTAGCTTCATAATCTTCAGCTTCTTTAAAAAGTCCTTGTTTACGCATCTCATGAGCTGTTAATTTAATTCTATTTAATTCTTCTTCATGAGCACTTTTTTTACTAAGAGCTGATGAAACTTCAGCATGCATTTGTTGATATAAGTTTGTACCTTTAGTATCCCCAGCAGGTGGTTGTTCTGCCCCAGCTACAGGAGGTATAGGAGACATTGGATTCTCTTGTGTAGGAACTTCCTGTGTAGGAGTAGTATCTACATTACCTTCCATAGGTTGATAGTCTTTAGGAATAGCACCAAAACCATAGGGCATATCAGCAGGGCTTTGAGCTCCTGTTTGTTCATTAGTACCATAAGGTGATGTAGGATTAAAGTCTGTTTGTGTATCCGTAGCAAATCCTGAAGGTGCTGAGGTATCCATAATCTGACCTTCTGATCTTAAAGGAGAAATAGTAACTCCTTGATCAGCCATAGCTATTGCACCCTTAGGCATCATAGTTTGTTGACCACCAAAGCTAGTACCCTTTACATAATCTTGAGGTACAGTAGAAGCTGAAGGTGTTCCAGAATCTGGATTCATTTTCTTATAGATTTCAATAGCTTTACGCTCTCTTTCTCTAGCGTCTAGCATAGCTCTAAGTTTTAACCCTGTTGCAAATCCTTCTTCAAAGCTCATAATTATTTCCTTTAATTAAATAGGTAACTTAGAATAGTCAACCATATAGCCAATATTAGTCATATGCACTGCATCTTTATACTCAGGCATCTTAAGAAGATCTTGAGCCATAACACCAATTGATTTAATATAAGACCAAACATAGTTAAAGCTATAAATTTTAATACCTTTAATTGTATTAATATGTTTAATGTTAGTTTTAAGATTTCTATCAGATAACCAAAATGCTGTAGATGCAAAAGCTGGAGCAGCAGCGGCAGCAGATGGTGCAGACAGATAGGCACCTGCTAATGTTCCTAAAGCACCAGGTATTTGACTTGGTCCTGTAGAGGTTGAAGAACTTGAGTTTGCTATAGTACCAGCTCCAGAAGTTGTTACAAGATTAGTAATCATCTTTTGCAAGTAGTCACCAGCATACATATTACTAAAATTATTTATAGCTAAGTTTTCAGCTCCATTAGGTCCCACTCCTGTAGCAGCAAACCTTCTTTGATTAGCTTCTTGACCCATCTCTTGACCTAACATAAAACCTGGTTTACTTTTAATATAATCAAGTGATGGACCTGATCCAGTAATTAGATTTCTAAGTTCCTGTTCATAGGGAGCTCTTGCATCTTTACCAAAAAAGTCTACTGGTGTAGAAGTTGATGAAGACTGTCCTCCTCCACCTTTACCACCACCGTAGAAAGTAAAAGCCTCTACTAGGTCTGTAACCCAGTTAAATATGTTAATCATTTTAAACATTGTTAATTCTCCACAGGTAATTCGTAAAATATAAATTGTTGTTTATAACCATCATCTTTAAATACTTTTGCCCAACCAGGGCGGCCATATGACTCTATTGTTTTACACTTTTGAAATTTAGCAAATGCTTTTATATCTGTTAACATTTCATTTTTCCATTTAGAAAGTTCTTTTCCAGCAGTAAAATGCATCAGCAATGCTTTGACTTTAGGATACTGTATAACCTCAGTTACAACAAATCCATATACATCTGTTTTATCAAAAGCTATCCATAGCTGTTGTTCTTTAAGTAGTAAGTCATCTTTAATATGATTAGCACCAAATCTACCATGAGTATACTTAGCTGCTTTTTCTAAAAAGTCTTCTAGCTTATCAAATACTTTTAAATAATCTTGTTTTTTTATTAAAAGAATATTCATTACTTTTGATTAGGATCTAATATTCCATTAATATTAAATTCAACTTTTTCTAAACGTAATGGATTATTTCCTGTATATAGATACTCATAAGCTCTACGTCTAAATCTACCTAGTTGATATAAACAAGGTTTTTGTAAACTTAAATCTATACTTCTATATTTAGACCAATGTTGATAGTCATCTTCAGTATGCCTAACTTGTAACACATCATTAATGTTATCACCAAATATAGTTAAAGCATATCCTGTTTTAAATGCATAAGTATTAAAATCCATACGATCAGTTACTATACGCATTCTAATAGGTCCAAAGGGATCTACATAGTTATTAGGACTTAATGTAAATACTAAACCATTAACAGCATCTAATACATAAAAGTTGCCACTGTTAAAAGGAAATTGAGTTACAAAAGAACATTCAAAATAGTTCTCACCACCACCAATAAAATCTTTACTAGTTGTCCAAACATGCCAATCTTTTTCTTGTATATCATAGACTAGTGTTATGTTTTGATCTGTTAATACAAGACCATAAAGAGTATGTCCTGCTATTTTATATAACCAAGAATAAGTGCCTGATAGATCACTAGCATTTAAAAAGTTTTCAACTGCCTTAGTAGAAACTCTAGTTGGAGATAATCCCTCCATCATATAGATACCTCTACCACCTTCCACTACAGTTCCCATCCAAATTAATGTTTGTTCTGGGTTTTGTATAGAGTTACCATCAGCACAACCTATTTCTATATGTGCAGATTGGTTAATAGCTAATACTGATCCTGTAGAATTACCAGCATCATAGAAAAAGTCTGCTGTCCATTCTTTAAAAGCTATAATATAATTAAGATGTCGTGCAATTGCTTTACCTTTATCTGCTTCAGACACAGCTGAAGTATAATTTAAAGGTCCCCAGATATTTGGATTTTCATTATCAGACTGCCAGATTTGACCTTGAGAATCCATAACAAAAACATAACCATCAAGGTATACTATACCTGGTACAGGATTAAGAGGAAATGCATTTAAATAAGGAGTAGCAACTGCAGATCCACCAACATCAAATACAACAGCTAAAGTCCCTTGATAATTAGAACCAGAAGATGTAAGTGTAACACTTGTTACTGCACTTCCATCAGAAATATAAGTACCACCTGCACCAGAACCACTAATAGATCCTGTAACTGTAAAAGTACCAGTAGTTGCTGAATAACCAGAACCACCACTTACTAATGTAACTCCTGCTATTTGATTATTAATCTGTACAATTGTACCAGTAGAATCCATAGAGTAACCAGCAACCTGATCATGAAATACCATGTAAGGATGAGGAGGAGATGTATCTAATGTATTAACCCAACTAACATTTAGTCCACTCATACCTGTAAGAACTTGTGCTGAAACACCCCCAGTAATACGATATAGATTAGTATTAGCAGCTGCATATAAATTATTATTAAATCCCCAAAGACCATTACCATCAATAGGTAATGCAGGAGTAATTGGGTAAGAAGCTTTACCTGGTCTTTTAATAACTAAAGATCTATCAGGATAACTTTCTTTAAAACAGTTAACCATCTTAGAATCTTTACTAAGACTATTAGTACGAGACTTTAATGCAATTGCTAAATTGGCATTAATAGCAGTCATTAACGAAAGCTCCTATTAAACCCAGCTCTTACATCTGGTTGGAAGAATGTAGATGTCCATTCAATATCCCAATCCATTAATTCATTCTTAAGCATATTTGCTTTTTGTTCGTAGTATTGTTTATCAGTAAGGGTCTTTTCATAATCTGATGCAAGCTCTGCAACTAGACCCCATTTAAGAGCTAAGAACCATTCTGATGGGAAATCAAAGTTTTGATTAGAAGATGTAATATCTTCAATAGGTCTTTGTACAAATAAATGTAAATTATAATTTGTAGCTGTAAAAGTATTAGGAGTTAAGAATACACTAATTTCTCCATAGTCTTTCCAAGGTTTATAATATACAGTATTTACGTTACCTTGTGATTGTTTTGCACCTAAAATATTATACTCTTGTTGAGAAATAATAGTCATTGGCATATCTGTATTTACATTTAAAAGAGAGTCTACTCTTAAAGTTGCTGGTGTTGTATAAGCACCACCTTGCATTGTTAATATATCCCCAACAGAGTATGAACTTCCACCTGTGTTAGCAAGCTGAACACCAGTAACATAACCAGTTCCTAAGGTTACATCACCACCAAAAGTTAAATTAAAAGATGCACCAGAACCTAGGCCACCTATAGCAGAGACAGGATTACTAGCAATTGATGAGTACCCTGAACCTGGAGATACTAAAGAAATCTTACCAACTGAATCAGTAGAGTTAGATAAGTTTCTTAAAAAACATTGTATAAGTCTTAAAGGTTTATCAGCATTATAATCATAAATTGCTGAGGGTCCTATTGTATAAGAAGTTTGATTAGGAACTAAAGGTAAAGTATATTCAACTATAGTCCACAATTTAATACCCTCTGATTGCCATTTCTTTAAAATAAGATTTAAAGAAAAAGAAGAGTTTTCTAAAGTTGTAGCTGATGGTTGAGCACCTTCTTCAAGAACTGCTAAACTACGTAAAGCAGATTCAATAATTTGATCCCTTGTAACTGTAAATGTAGTTGTTCCTGAAGTGGCCATATTAGTCCTTGTTTTTTCCTAATAATCTTTGTATTGTTTTTGTTTCGTAAATACGGATAGTTGTCCATATAATAGTAAATAAAGCTGCAATAGCAGGCAGTACTTGCATCATAGTTCCTACTGCTGTAGCAATGGATGCACCATCAATTACATGTTTAGTTGCATCTGTTAAATGTTCGTTGGGCATTATAAGTCCTTGGGTTCCCAGCCATAAATCTCGGCTATTTGATATGTTAGTTTATAGAAGTTTTTGTTATGGAGTTCATATCGTTTACCCTGAAGGTATAAAATAAGATGCACCATTTCATGTGCCATTGTTTTCTCAAGGGTTTGTAAATGACTCATCTTAGCTGTACTTACAGTAATAATATGAGGTTCTGGTATATATTGCCCATACATAGATGGATCATCTACTACTAAAAATTCTATCTCGGAAGGTCTTGGTAACGTATACTTGTTGAAAGGAGGCAGGTCACATAGCATTCTATAGACTGCTTTACACGATTCAACTGTTATAAGATTCATAGCATTAATATGGTCTAGTGCCAGCTTTATCTATAATTAATACTTGTTTACGTGGTTTATCTGCAAACTTATTAGGTATGGATATATGTACCCATGAATCAAACTCTCGAATAAGTTGATCATACTCAAGGTTTGTTTTAAGTAGTTCTTTAATTACATTATCTGGTGTGAGTCCTGGTACTTTAATATCAGCAGCACAACCAATACAATGCTGGGATGTTGGCTTACTTCCTACTGCAGTATTAACTGCTGGTGATCTATAAGCAGAGTTAACCATAACTGGTCTACCTAAAGTTCTACGAACTTCTTCTAACATCCGTGATAATCTAACTAGGTTAGCTTTAGCTTCCTCATTAGGAGTGTTATCTAAACCATTACGTTCAGCAATCTCTGAGTGGGTTAGTTCTTCTAATGTAAAGTGTTCGCTTAGTTTCATTTCTTTTTAATGTAAAACAGACTTCTTTCACCAAACAAGTAGAACCCTACAGCTGAAGCAAAGTTATTAACTTCTTCACTAGGGTGCCCACTGATTACTGTATATACCCATGTAGAAAGCACAAGAAGGCCTATTAAAGGCCTCATTAATCTAACGATGGACTCTACCCATGGATAAGAAGGATTACCCGCCCCTACATCATTCATTGTCTTAAAGAACTCTAAATCAAGAGTCTTCATTTGAGTATACTGCTCTATAGTAGCTGGTTTAAATACATCAGGTGCAATAAACTTGCTAATAAGAGACTTACCTAAGTCCATTACTACAGGAGCAAATGCTGATAATATTGTTATTGGATCCATTATTTAATTTCCACAGGAGAAAATCTATCAACAGGAAACTCGCTAAAGTCCCCACCTTCCCATTGTATATGGATTTTATCACCATTAGCAGACCAACAAGCTTGCATTACTTGTTTGTCTATACGTTGGGCTACTGCTTTAAATCCTGCCGTATCACATTTTTCTTTAGAAAGAATAATACGAACATTATCATTATACTGCATAACCATATACTCACTTGCATATGTATATGAGTAGCTTATTATTAATAGTAAAGCTACTATAAGTTTCATAATTATTTATATGGATATTGAGCTTGAATAGCTGCTCTTGCATCTAACCAGTCTTGTTTAGTTTTAACACCAGCTTGATACTGAAAGTTAATTGGATCTGATTTTAATTTATATTCAATCTCTCTTAATTCAGATTGTTTTTGATTATATGCAGCAATTTGACTAGGTGTTTCATAATCATCAGCTACTTCAGATGAAGTCATAACGCCAAATACAGAAGTATAATAAATTGAATCATCAGCAACCCAGCCATCTGAATTTTGAGATACAGTAGTAAATGGTCCTAGTTGATTTTGATCTGTTTGAGTTAATATATATTTCATAGTTTTTCCTTATGATACAAATGGAGAAGCTGGATTTACAATAATAGCATTTATATTTGCACCAACTGTTGTTACTGAAGTTGAATATATATAAGCAACTTGAGTTGATGATATATACCCAGAAAAAACAGAACTTGCTGGTACTGGAAGTGTTATAGATGCTTGATTAAAATTCCAATTAGCATTAGTTGGGTCAGTATTATAAATTGCAGTTAAAGAACTTCCTAAAATATTATAACTACTAGAAGAAACAGACCAAACACTTATTGGGGATTGAATACTAGTATTAGCATCTAATGCAGTTATAGAAGCATAACTTTTAGCTGGAAATGCTTTTATATTAACACTTGGGCTTGTTACTGTAACTGTAGCAGTTCCTGCATTAGTAACTGTATATATAGAATTATTATACATATATTTGCCAGCATTTGCTCCAGAACCTGCAATAATAAATGATGAATTTTTTTGATTATATGTGCTACTTATTAAACCTCCACCACTTGCTGTAGTTATTATAGTTGTTTGGCTTGTTCTAGAGCCACTTGTTAAAGTATTAGTAGATGAATTGTAATTACACCATTTCTTAATAGTATTATTTGTATCATCCATTACAAATGTAGTTTGAGATGTAGGAGCAACAGCATAAGGATAACTTGAAGAATTGTTATCAGTAATACCATTACCAGTAGCTGCTGTTAATGACACTGTAGTTCCTGATAATCCTACAGTGTAAGCACTTATATTATATGAGTTATAAGCACCTCCACTATAACAATAACTTACGATTACAAAACCATTATTTGAACCTGAATAAATTACAGTAGGAGTGTTATAATTAAAGTTGGTAGCTGAACTTCCATTACTTATTTGAACTCTAGATGAGAAATATAAAACACCTGCTACAATAGCAAAACCATATACATCAGTATTCATAGCTGTACCTGGATTACTTCTCAATTGAAATGCAATTAGTCCTCTATCTGTTCCATTCCAATCAATAACAAATCCTAAACCACTGGCGGTGTGCAAAGAATTTATAGCAGATAAAGTTGTTTGAGAACCAAAAGTAAACGCTTTTGTAGAAGTATTTAAAGTACCTAATTTTACATATGGAGTTAGTCCCGTTGCATTATCATATGCAAAAAACATATATTGTGTAGGAGATATAGGTATTATCCATAAAGAAGAATTTGCAATTGAAGTAAATGTTACGGCAGTTGTTACTGCTGTAGATGTTCCAAATGAACCAGCACTAATAGGATTTTGTAAATGCCAAACACCATTAGCTGTTGAAATATTTTCAATATTTAAAGGAACACCTGAAATAGGACTTCCATTATAAGTTCCTACTGATGGATATAAATACTCTCTTACAGTTCCGCCAGTATCTTTAACTGCTACTGAATATGCTGATGTATTATAAAATACAAAATAACCTGAACCTTTAGTACAAGTTGTCATATCAGGTAAAGTAATGCTTTGACCTTCAGCAGTTGCAGTAACAACTTGAAGTTGATTTGAAGAACTTGTTAAAGTAATGTTAGGTGTGCCTGAACTTAATGTAAGATAGTCAGCACCAGATCTTGCACCACTTGCTGGAGTAGTACTTACCCAAGTAGTACCGTTAGATGATAAAACATTACCATTGGTACCAGGAGCTACAAACGTAGGAGTAGAGGTACCAGCTCCTAAAATAACATTGTTAGCTGTAAGTGTACCTAAACCAGTACCACCAGAAGTTACACCAACAGGAGTTGCTGTTGAAGTAATACCAGCACTAAATACAGGAGTAGCACTAAATGTTTGAGCAGCTGCAAATGTATTAGTAGAATCTAATTGTGGAAAGTTTTGAAGATCAGCAGCTGTTAGTCTTAATTCAACTTTATCACCAGCAGTCCATGCTTGTGCTGAAGTATTGTCTTGACCACGAACAATAGTAAAAGTATCTGATGATCTAGCTGTAACTTTAACAATTTCAACAATAGTAGCTGCAGCATTAGTTAATGTACAATAAAAGTATTGAGAACCAGCTAAGGCTGGAAATAAAGATCCAGTACCTGCAGCAACAGTTAAAGAGGTAGCCCCAATTAACACATTACTGGCTAGTGTAGTTGAAGCATTATTTGTAAATAAATTTAATCCTGCCATAATATTATCCTAAAGTTTTTGAGTTAATTACAGAACCATTAATTAGATTATTATTAGTATAATCTTTTTTAATAATTGCCATACTAAGTGTTACTGTCTCTGTTACTGAAATAAGTGCTGCTGGTAGTGTAAAAGCAAATAGTACAAAAGAGTTAGAAGGCTCTGATCTTAACCAAGGAGCAATCTGAGTATCTGCTATACCTCTTACAAAGTCTTGTGGTTGACGAATTTCCCAGTCGTCATCACAACACATAAGGCCATCCCAACGCTTTTTAAGGTTTGATGCTTTATATTTGCGACCACACACATCACATAAAGCTATCCAATCTCCCTTATCATATCTAGCTATGTATGACATAATTAGACGTTAGATGGAGATAAGACTTGTAAGTCAGCTATAATAACATAAACATTAGTTATTGAAGTAGTTGCCGTCATTTTAAGACGGTAGATTACACCATCTAAACCGTTATAAATACGTTGAGCTACTTGATAGCCATTAATAACAGCACTACCTACTAGTATGTTATTAGGGTTAGGATCGGTTCCTGATACTACTTCTACTGTACAAACCGCTGAAGAGATTGTTTCAGGAGAAGATAAAACAGTTGAGTAATCAAACGTAAACTGTTCATTTTCTGTAGTAACTTTATATGAAAATGATGAACTCATGTAAACAAATCCTTATTAATAAAATATTTTACGGAATCTAACAGCAGCATACATTAGTCTATCTGCAGCTATATTCTTAAAAGATATGCCACTAGCAACTAAAGTACTAATAATTGTAGATATTAAACTAATAAATTTATTTACAAGCTTACCTAATATAATACCACAATTTACTGAAATTGTCAATAGTTTTCCTACAGATTTTACTAAACTAGCTGTAACTGTTGAAATAGCAGTTAATGTTATATAAGATATTTTAATAGTTACTAAAGTTACTAATGAAGTGACTAAAGCTATAACTAGTTTTAAAGCTGATCTAATAAGGGTTACTGTTGAAGTAACACTTGCTGTAAGAATATGGTTAACAGATTTAAGTATTGTAGCTATTGATGTACTTAAACTTGTTAGTGTTCTTGTTAAAGCTTTTACTATTGTTGAAGTAGTTACACTATTATACGTAATGGTTAAATAGTGACTAGCTTGTGAAGTAAGAATCTCAGCATTATTATCTAAGGTATACTGAATAAGCTTACCAATAGATCTTACTAAACTAACTGAAGATGTTACTGCTGATGCAATTAACTCTTTAGGAAAGACTCGAGAAATTACAATCGTAGAAAGACTACTACTTAAAATAGATTTTAAAGTAGCCGCACCTTTTAAAAAGGAGGCAGTAGCTGTTGAAACAATATTCAGGGCTTGACTGTATTGAACAATCTCAGCCCCGTTTATTGGTTTAACATTTATTGCAGATTGATTAAGAGCCATTGCTCACTCCTCAATCTGTAGTTTAACTAAACTGTGTTTTAAATGTAAACTGAATACTATCGCCTGATGTTAGGTTAATAGTAGAAAAGTCACCTTTAACAAATAGATTACCTGATGTTAAAGCATCAAATAAACCAGCATTAGTAATTGCTAATGTTGTTCCTGCAGTTTGTGTACCTACAACTTGATATGTATCATTTGTAGTAGTTGTTGTTACTTGTGTTGATGTACCAGAAACTCTAGTACCAACTTCAGTAAATAAAGTAGTGTCAGTAGCACCAGTAGTACCAGCACCTGTACCCCAAGCAACATAGGAAGGTTCAGTTCCAGAGCCTTTGATACGATTCGTAACTACAGCTTTACCTGTGTTTACTAATAATGTAGCCATTTTTTAATTCTCCATAAAATACGTTTAAGTGGGTTCTTGTGCCAATATTGAATTGTTCCAAGATTTTCAATAGTTCCATCTGCTCTTGTAATAATAGCAGAGATCTCCATTTGTTTTACTTTAGCATCAGTAGCTATCATGATAGGTTCCTTAGTTTATAAAGTGTACTTAAATATAAACCAACAACTTCATCAATAATGTTTTGAATTGCTGATCTATAATCTCCTTGCTTACGTAACTCTTCAATTGTTTTCATTTGTTTTTCTAAGAAAACATCAATTGCATAATCAGGTATTTTTGCATACTGAGGGATAGGACCTAAAAGACCTCTATCCCCTTGATATGCTTCTGCAAGACTGTCAGCTAAGTCAATGATTCCATCATAAAACTTACCAAGAGCTTTATGCTTTGCATAACTCTTAGTTTTTAAATGCTCAATATGTGTAACTGTTCGAGCATAAAATAGTAGTCCTATGATTTCTTCCATATTAACTCCACTGTTTAATACATTCAATTAATAAACTGAACGATAATGATCCTGATGAATAACCGTCTGTATCATATAAAACTTTACCAGTCACACCTGCACCAGCATTATTTTGTAAGAAACCAATTTGTTCTCCCATTACAAATCCCCTACCTACAAATCTCCAGATAGGTACATCTGCTGTGGCATCCCAATAAAGGTTAACAGCTAAGCCATCTTCTACGTCATAAGTTACTTTTTTAATTGCTACTTTAGTAGGTTGTTGTGAGTTTAAACCTGAAGCATTAACTGCAGCAACAAGTGCTGGGTCAATTAATGTAGCTAAACTTACGTTACTTGTATCTAAAATACCAACTAATTTAACAACTAAGTTACGTTCACTATCAACTAACGTTTGAATCTGAACTGAATTAGCCATGTTATTCTCCTATTAGCGTACTAGTTCTTGAGCAGCTAAAACGAAATCAACACTTAAAGTATCAGTTGCTGTTGGAGTAATTTGGAACACAGGAGCCATTAACACGCTTGATAGTGTTGTACCTGAAGTACCAATTGTTGGAGCTGAAACACGAGCTACTAAAGCATTGTCTGAGTAGACTAGTAAATCAGTACCATCGTAGTAGAAACCTAAGTTAAGCCAAGTATCTGCTGCAGCTGTTGCTACGCCAGTTACTAAAGTAGTAGCTGTAGAACCTACTGTTGATACTAAATTAACAGAAGTTGATGATGCTGCTTTAGCAAACCATAAACCATCAGTTACACCTGAACCATTACGTAAACCTACATAGAATGATTTAGTACCTGATACAGCTGATGCTTTAAATCTTGCTTCATACCAGAACTGATTACCAGCTTGGAATTGTAAGAATGAACCAGCTTTGTAAGCAGCTGTAGCTGTTGTAGCTGCACCTGGTGTTAATACACCTGCACCGCCAACAATTGTGCTTGACAATGCAAATGTTGATGAAGTACCAGTTACTGTATAATCAGTACCAATAAGTGTATTAAAATCATTTTCATAAATTGAAATACCTAAACCTTGTGTACTACCAGTATGAAACGGATCTGGAAGAGGATAGTTACCTAATGTTTCACCTTGGTAAGCTGTACCTACTCCGCTTGTAAATCTTGTTGGATTACCCATATAAATCTCCTTTGACGTTGTTATGTTTTTTAACAACGCTTATCTCTAAGCGTCATCAGAGAACAATTAAATTATTTACCCTTTTTGACAGGTGGGCGTTTACCTTTTTTTTCTTCAATTGGATATGACATATAAACTCCTAAGTAAAGATAAGAGGGAACTTTAACTCGTCCCCTCTACATCTCATATAGTCCTAATTAAGGACCGTTAACACCGTAGATTGCTCTAGGATCTGTCCAGCCAAATGAGTATCTTTCGTAACCCTTAGCCTTAGCATTCATTGTATCAAAATCATTGTCTTGATCAAATTGAATACCAACACGTGAGTAATACTTAAGACCGTTTTGGATGTTAGTTCTTACAAACCATGCATTAGGTGATGTTAAATAGTGATTCATTACGATACCTTCTGGTAAAGCATTTGTCGCTACTAAAACGTTCACTGCATTGTTTGCTGTTGATGGTGTGTATGCTGACTTAAGAATGCGATGTGCATTCCAGAAGTTTTGACGAGCAACAATTAAACTTCTTGGCATAACATTGATCAAAAGACCACGGTCATTTTGGAAGCCCATAATTGCTGTTAATGCATCTTCTAAAGAAGCTTCAGAAAGATCAGCGTCAACTGTTGGTTTGTTAGCAAACGTACCACCTGATGTGTTAGGATGTGCTGTTGAAGCTAAAGACACACCGTCACCACCTAGATATGTACCGTTAAATGCACGATTGTAGATGTTTGCACCAATGTTTTCTTTCGTTTGACGGAAAGACATAGCTAATGCAGCAGCTCTACGACGTGATACTTGTTCATACAAGTTGTCATCTAACTCTTCTTTTGTTACGATATAACCAAGTGCGTAAGCAACGTGAGTGTATCGTGTTGTGAAACCTTGAACTTCTGAATCGTATGAAACTCCAGAACCTTCGGATTTAACTGGAGCTAAACCGAAACCTGTAAGTTGTACATCTTCTTCATAGTTCATTGAGGATGTGTCGCTGTCGAACAATTGAGAATATTCTTCTTTATGTTCATCGTAGACTTGACCCCACCATGCTTTGATCCCAGGCCATAGGGCCTTAGGGTGTGAAGCGGTTGTTATAATACCAGCCATGTTATATTCTCCTTATTAAGCTGTGCCAACTGGGTTGAGGAATTGATGCTTGTTCCATTTTACCAATGCATTAGCATAAGCACCAGGAGCGTTATTAACACCTTGTGATAAACCAATAATTTGTAATGGCAATGCTAAAGAGCCAGAAGCACTAGAAGCAAGGAATGAAGAAGCGTTCAATACTGTATTAGATAACGGAGCTGATTGTGCAAGAGTTGTTTGGTTAGCTGTAATAGTTAAACCAGCAAGCTTGAATACGTCAGCAGCCGCTACACCAGTAGCATCACCTTCTACTTCAAAAATAACTGAAGGATCATCAACTACGAAAACGTAACGAAGTCCTGAGCTAAGTGGTAAGTAGATTGTGTTTAGAGCCAATGTTGTACCTACAAGAGATACACCTGGATCTGATACGCGGATACCTACAATAACACCAACTGGTGTGTCTGTAGTAGCCGCTTTTGTTACGTAAGGTACACCATTTGCATCACTAGAGCCTGCAACTTTAACAATATCGCCAATAGCGTAAGTGTTAGATGCATCGTTAGCAATAGCGTAAAGGCGACCTTGTTCGTTGTACGCAGCACCAGTAATTGTTCCTACTGGGCTAAGTCCACGAGGGGTATTTGCGTTAGCCATTTTATTTCCTTTTAGAAATTAAGTTTATGTTTTGTAGTTAATGCCACCCTTAGGAGTATAGAAACCTTCAGAACTTGTACCGTCCTTAACGTTTACACCACCACGGATTGCAGCATCTACTCGATCATTTCGTTTTTGTAACTCTCTTTGATCCTCTTCATGCCACTCTTGTTTAGTTTTTAACAAGTAGCCATAAAGACCATCACCTTTCTCGCTTGTACCAACTAGGTATCTTACCTTCTCTCCTAAATCTGTATTACCAGATGTAACGCTATCTTTTACACCGCCCACTTCGTCTGGTCTAACAAACTCCCAGCCTCCATCTATTGCGGTTTGGATACGACCAGGTTCATCATTAAAGATGTGTAGTACATATCCAGGGATTTGATGATTCACAGTTAACTTAGCTTGAGTTCCATTAAATACGTTTCTAACACGTTCACGTGTAGGACGATCTACAGTATTTCTAGTAAGTGCCTGTTCTTTTTTCTCTTCAATTGTTAATGCTTTAGCCATAATTGTTCTCCTTAATTCCAGTCGTATGAGTCAACATACTCTTGTTTAGATTTAATCCATCCTTGTTTAATGAATCGATCACATGCTTGTCTTGCGTCATCAGGTAAATTATCATAAGATTTCTTACCAGATGTTGTACCTCCCCTAACGTTACCAGTAGAATCTACTGCACTACCCTTAGCTTTTTTACCTAAGGTTTTATGGGGAAAATACTCCACAATCTTTTCGTCAAGCTTGTCTAAAAAAGCACGACCAGTAAGGTGAGGGAATTGTTTGCGTACGGAAGATCCTAAGCCATTAGCAACATCAGTCATTTCGGTGTCTTCACCAAACCACTGATTTCTGCCTAACCAACTTTGTAAATCTGGATCATCAGGTACACTAACTTGTGCTTCAGTTTTAGGAGCTTCTTCAAGTTTCTTTTTAGATTCTTGTTTAGCTTCTTTCTGAGCATCCTTTAAATCGTCAATTTGATCGTCAAGATCAACTACCAAATCTCCGTCCCCTGCTGCAATTGCTTCTCGTTTCTTCGTCTTTAATTGAGCTATTTGTACTTCGTACTCAATTGCTTTACGATCAAACGATTCTTTTTGGAATTGTTTAAATTCCTCTACAGAAGCTTTTATGCTGTCAATTTCTTTGGTTCTTTCATCCAACTTCTTCATTAAGAGTTCATTATTCTTACGAAGAATAGGATTAATTTCTTTACCACGTTTAACAAATACTTCTGCATCTACCCAGTCAGCATCTGATCCTCTAAACTCTTCTTTAGGAACCCAGCCAAATATGCGGGCTTCTTTTTCTGTTTGTGGATCTAACTGTTGGACTTCTTGATCAGTATTTGCTTCTTGTTGCTCTACTTGATTTTCTTCTTGTGACATTTGTTTTCCTTTAATCGACTATTGCTACAACATCTAAATCGTTTATGATTCGATATTCTTTGTCATCATCGCCTGTATAGATTAGGCCTGAGTACTTACCAAAGATAACATGATCTCCAACTTCAGCCCAGGGGCTTGGTTGATCTGACCACGCAGTATTGCCTAATTCGACAATAGTACCTTTTAGTTGTG